TCAAGAAGTTTTTAAAACTAAACTTCAAGAAGACTCAAAGGCAGCAGGCCGATGGGAAACAGAAGGTGGCGGTGAATACTTCGCAGCTGGTGTTGGCGGTGCAATTACAGGACGTGGTGCTGATCTATTAATCATTGACGATCCACACAAGGAACAAGATGCGATGAGCAAAGAAGGTTTTGACAAAGCGTACGAGTGGTACACTTCAGGACCTAGACAACGTTTACAACCTGGTGGAGCAATCGTAGTTGTAATGACTCGTTGGTCTACAAAAGATTTGACAGGTAGATTAATGCAAGGTCAAAAAGAAGTTAAAGGTGATCAATGGGAAGTTATAGAATTTCCTGCCATCATGCCATCAGGATTACCTGTATGGCCTGAGTATTGGAAGTTAGATGAATTAGAAAAAGTTGAAGCAACTCTTCCTATTGCAAAATGGAATGCACAATGGATGCAAGCTCCGACAGCAGAAGAAGGTGCACTTATCAAACGAGAGTGGTGGCAAGATTGGCCACACGAAAATCCACCTGTCACAGAATTTATTATACAATCGTACGATACAGCTTTCTTAAAAAAAGAAACAGCCGACTATAGTGCAATCACAACCTGGGGCATGTTCCGTGATGATGAAAACCAAATGCATGTAATATTATTAGATGCCGAGAAAGACCGGTTCGAGTTCCCTGAGCTAAGACGCGTGGCTCATGAATCATTTCTTTTTTGGCGACCTCAAATGGTTTTAATCGAGGCTAAGGCATCAGGGATCCCGCTTACTCATGAACTGTCAAGAATGGGTATACCCGTTGTCAATTACACTCCGTCTAAAGGAAACGATAAGCACGTTCGTGTAAATACAGTTGCACCTTTCTTTGAAAGTGGTAGAGTGTGGGCTCCGATGCATAAACAATATGCACAGGAAGTTGTTGAAGAGTGTGCTGCTTTTCCAAATGGAAGTCACGATGACTATGTGGATTCAATGACTCAAGCAATAATGAGATTCAGACAGGGTGGATTTTTACTGCACCCTGAAGATGAAAAAGAGGATATTAAACCTAGAGAACCCAAGGTATATTATGGTTAAACGATTAACGAGAACGATCCCACCATTGAGAGGACCTAACCCACAGGGGTTGAATGTTCCGTTAAAACAAGTTAAAGTAGTGAGATTGGAGAAATTAAATGGCAGAAGACAATATCGACAAGGCTCTTCCCAACGTAGAGCAAACAGTTAAATTACCGGCTGAAGAAGAAATCGTAGAAGCACAAGAAACGATTGAAGAATCACTGCCCGGGGAACCTGAAGTTATTGAACAAGAAGATGGTTCGGTAGATATTAATTTTGAACCAGGAGCCGTGAATGAAGAAGGCACGGGAGATCACTACGCAAACTTAGCAGACTTATTACCTGAAGATGTTTTAGATCATTTAGGTTCTGAACTTTATTCAAATTATACAGAGTACAAACAATCAAGAAAAGATTGGGAAGATTCTTATAGTAAAGGTTTAGATCTTTTAGGATTTAAATATGTTAATCCATCACAACCTTTTGAAGGAGCTTCAGGAGCCACGCACCCTGTACTAGCCGAAGCCGTAACACAGTTTCAAGCAGGAGCGTATAAAGAATTATTACCCGCTGACGGACCTGTCAGAACTCAGATTTTAGGAGCCATTACTCCACAGAAACACGATCAAGCAGAGCGTGTTAAAAATTTTATGAATTATCAATTAATGGATGTCATGCAGGAATACGAACCTGACTTTGACCAAATGCTTTTCTATCTCCCTCTTGCCGGCTCTTCCTTTAAGAAAGTCTACTATGATGATCTTTTAGAAAGAGCCGTTTCGAAATTTGTACCTGCCGATGATTTAATCGTGCCGTACACTGCAACGTCATTAGAGGAAGCAGAAGCCGTTATTCACAAAGTAAAAGTTTCAGAAAACGATTTAAGAAAACAACAGCTAGCAGGATTTTACAGAGACATCGATATTAATCCTGGTTATCTAGAAGATGATCCTGTTACTAAAAAAGAAAGAGAACTTGAAGGCGTTAAGAAAACAGGAAGAGATGAAAGTATATTTGAACTAATTGAATGTCACGTTAATTTAGATTTAGAAGGATTCGAAGATCGAGATGATACAGGAGATACAACAGGAATTAAATTACCTTACCTTGTAACTGTTGATACATCTTCAAGAAAAGTTTTAGCAATCAAACGAAACTACAAAGCTGATGATCCATTAAAGAAAAAGATATCATACTTTGTCCATTTTAAATTTCTTCCAGGACTTGGATTTTATGGCTTTGGTTTGATTCACATGATTGGCGGTTTGTCTAGAACAGCGACTCAAGCGCTACGTCAATTATTGGATGCGGGTACCCTCTCTAATTTGCCCGCAGGATTTAAACAACGAGGAATTCGTATTTCTGATCAGGCTCAATCGATTCAGCCAGGCGAGTTCCGAGATGTCGATGCACCAGGTGGAAACATCAAAGATGCATTTATGACTTTACCTTTTAAAGAACCATCAGCAACATTATTACAATTGATGGGTATTGTAGTGAACGCAGGTCAAAGATTCGCTGCTATATCTGACATGAGTGTGGGTGATGGTAATCAAGGTGCTGCGGTTGGTACAACAGTTGCATTACTTGAAAGAGGTTCACGTGTAATGTCTGCGATTCACAAAAGATTATATGTTGGATTAAAACACGAATTTAAATTATTGGCAGATTGTTTTAAAACTTATTTACCGCCTGAATATCCTTATGATGTTGTAGGTGCTCAAAGAAATATTAAACTGCAAGACTTTGATGACAAAGTTGATATTGTTCCTGTAGCTGATCCAAATATATTTTCACAAGCTCAGAGAATATCTATTGCACAAACAGAATTACAATTAGCACAATCAAATCCTGCTATGCATAATTTATACGAAGCTTATAAAAGTATGTATCAAGCGATTGGTGTTAAGAATGTAAATTTAATTTTACCTCCACCACAGCCACCTGTACCAACAGATCCTGCTACAGAAAATATTATGGCAATGTCAGGTAAACCTTTTCAAGCATTCCCGGGCCAAGATCATAGAGCCCATATCGATACACACATAGCATTTATGGGAACGAATATGGCTAGAAATAACCCGATGGTTTTAGCTGCCTTAGAGAAAAATATTTTCGAACACATTGCTTTGATGGCACAAGAACAAGTCGAATTAGAATTTAGAGAAGATATAGTTCAAATACAGACTATGCAACAGAATCCAATGATGGCTCAAAACCCTCAAACTCAAACGATAATTCAAAACATAACTATGAAGATAGAAGCTAGAAAAGCTAAACTTGAAGCAGAGATGACGATTGAATTTATGAAGGAAGAGCAGAGAACGATTGGTGAATTTGGCAATGACCCTATCGCTAAATTAAGAGCAAGAGAACTCGATCTAAAAGCTATGGATGATCAAAGAAAACGAATGGAAGGTCAAGAGAGAATTGACCTTGATAGAATGAAGTCTATGATGAACCAAAGCCTACAAAGAGATAAGATGGAGCAAAACGAAGAATTGGCTGAATTACGGGCAGATACTTCACTAACTAAAACCCAAATGAGTATTGACGGGAAAATAGAGAATGATAGATTCAAACAAAGGGACGTAAGAATCTTGAAAGGTCCTCGTAGATAATCTATAATAGGAGACATTATGAAAAAAAATAAAACTAGTCACGCAGGGATGACTCATGTAGACCATGATATGTTTATTAACAAAGATGGTTTTGCAAAGGGCGGAGTTGAAATTGATACAACTATGCCTAATGAATCTCAAACTGTAGACGTAAAAGGTACTAGAAGAATTAGACCTGAGAAAAAACCTGTAAAGGCAACTTGGTACTAATATGTGGTTATCGGCAATTAGATTAGCCGTTTCTGCTGGTAGTAAAATTTATGCTAACAAGCAGAAGGCCAAGATGGCAATGTCAGAAGCACAGCTTTTGCATGCCGAAAAGCAAGCCCGAGGTGAGGAAGCTTACCAGGGTAAATTATTAGAAGCTCGTCAATCTGACTGGAAAGACGAGGCAGTTCTCATAATATTATCAACGCCGGTAGCGGTGTTGGCTTGGGCGGTCGTCTCGGACGATCCAACAGCGATGGACAAGGTAAAGATGTTTTTTGAAATGTTTTCACAGTTGCCGAGCTGGTTTACTAATTTATGGATACTTGTAGTTGCGAGTATTTATGGTATAAAGGGAACACAAATTTTCCGAAATGGAAAAAAATAGGAGATTTAAAAATGGCGAATCCAAGATATAATTCACAGGTTACTCAACCTAGAGGCACCAAAGCAAGAGTTGGAAAAATGGGTGGTGGCATGATGATGCAAAGACCTATGTACAAAGCAGGCGGAAGAATTGCAGGCGCTGCTAGAAAAGCACAACAACACGGATACTATACACCTGACATGGGTATGAAGGGTGGAAAGATGTATGCTAAAGGTGGAAAAGTTTCTGGTAAGAAAAAAATTATTGCAGGTGGAACAGGTAAAGCAAAAAACTATCCTGGAATTAAAAAAATTATTGAAATGAATAAGAAGGGTAAGAAAAAATTTAGAGACGGTGGTTCAGCTACTGAA